TCTCAATGTCATCTTGTGGGCTTCTGAAATGTGCATATTTATCCTCATGCATTATAAATTTAATGTTATATAAAGCTTTTGCTCGCGCTATATAGCTTTGGTTCATATCTAACAGCCTTGAAGCTTCTGCTTGCGTTAAGCCTTGTTCAGCTGCCATTCTAATTTGCCTTACAGTTCTGGGATCAATCGACATCAATAAACCTCACAAAATGACCTTTTTCATTTAACATAGGCGTTTCATCGCGTTGGTTTTTTTGTAAATCTTTAATGTGTTTTTTAAAAACTTCATTTAAAATATTATTGGTGTTAAAAACAATCTTTTTACCACCAACATTTATTGCTTTATCTTTATTCATAATTTTAACCCCTTTGGACGTAATTTTGGTTTAATATTTATTGATGAAACTTTATTTGTTTGCAGGCATTGCCCCATTGCATCAGGAAAATGTGGATAATATTCATAATATATTGCTGGCAATGCATCACCACATTCTTTTGCGCTGGCATACATTTGCTCAAAGTTCGATCCACCTTCTAAAGTCAAGGAAATGCTTAAAAGTGTAAAAAAAGTCATGTGTTCGATTCCCTTTTAGATTTATAAAGCTTTTGCTCTGTGGCAACTTCCCATAATTTAGATAAAGGTAACAATTCACTTTGCTCAATCATCCATCCTTTACCATGCCCCAAATCATTTAGGACGGCTTGCTCCAAAAACATAGTTTTTGTTGCAAAGCCAGCTACATTCATTTTATCTTCATCAACTTTTGCCACCAATACAGCACAATTTGATTTAAATGATTTTTTGCTTTTAAACAGCAGTTTACCATGTGGGTAAAACGTCGATTTAACATCAATTGAAATATTGTGTAAAAACATATCTGCACCGCTATCAACGCCTAATTGGAATGGGTTAAAATCTAAATCAAAAACCTTTGACACGGCTAATTCTGCTTTTATGCCTAAATAATCTAAATCCTGGTCGGTTCTACTGCTATCCTTCCTTTGATTTGCAACACCGCTTAATCTTGCCAATTGCCAGCGTAAAGTTGCAGCTTGCTTGCAATCGCTCAATTCTTTTCGTGATAATGTAACGATCATTTTGAGAAACCCCTCTTTTCAACAAATAAATAATCATGTTTCAAATTAATAAGGCTTAAAGATTTTAACGCTTCATATTTAATATCTTTTAAATCTGTATTTAATTTTAAACCGTATTCTTCTAAATATTCTTTAATTTCGTTGACTGATTTTTTACCAATGTTTGGCATATTTTTAAAAAACTTTTCAGTTCTTAATATTACATCATAAAAATATATTTCACTCCAAAAATCTTTACTATATGGCTTTCCCCATCCTAACCTTTTATTCCCAGACATATAATTCAAAGCTTGCCAAACACGAGTAGAAAGGTTTTTTCTCTTAATTGCGCTAAACAATAATTTATATAAATGTGGGTCAACACTTTCAAGATTATGGAATAAAAATATCTTTAACTTCAATTCGTCCATATTTTCAATTAAAGATATTGTCATTTTTTGGTCGTTACTAATCATTGAATAATCTCCAAATCATCAAGTTCAAGATAATCTGTTATAAAATCCAATTCTCGTAATGATCTAAATTTCATTGGCGTTAAATCATCATTTACAATTGGCTTGCCTAATTCGTCTAATATGTGAAATGTTAATTCATCAACTTGAATGCTAAATTTATCCTGGATAGCCATATCATACCAAGGTTGGGCTACTACTTTAGTTGTCATTTGCTTTGCTCCTCTTTAATGTAACAGTCTTCCAAACCTATGTTTGCTCTTTGCATATCTTTGCTAAATATACCGATCATGCTATCGTTTGATGTGCAAATTACTGAATAAATGCCTGTTGTATCTTTAAAACATTCATAGCTGTCATTTGACCAGCGAACATCAAGGCCGTTGTCTAATGCTTTGATTAATTCTTGTTTGTTCATTTGTTTTGCTCCTGTTTTGTCTAACGTGGTTTTTTATGCAGCTTCTATTTTTAAAGAATTGATTTCTGTCCAATCTGTTTGCACTAAAAGAACTCTTTTATCTGCATTTACATATCCCATTGTAATAGAGGTAACGATGCAATCTCTTAATCCACCGGTTGGTGTAGTTTCTTTAAGCCAATCAGTGAATAAATCAGAAGCTTGTATAGCTGCGTTGTCTAATTGCCTGGCATTATCTACAACGTGAATTGTGCGTCTAATATTTTTAGGTCCACTATTTGGAAAACCTTTCCACGTTGCTATATACTTACCATAACCGCAATATGTTAAGTTTATTGTATGTGCATTATTTACTGTTTTAGTTGTTTGCATTTTATTATCCCTCTTTGTTTTGGTTATGTAACGTTATTAATATATATTATATATACTGTCAATAGGTAATATATAAATAAAATATAAATAATATATAATAATGTATTGACAGCTGCAGCAATATGCATTAATTATTATGTATAAACAAAATTAAAGAGGGATAATAAGATGGAAATGACATTAAATAATGAAGCAATAGCAGCTTATAATAAAGCATTTAACCAGGGTATTGTATCAGATAGCATTAAGGAAATAGTTGAAACATTAGATAATCAAGATGTTGTTAGCTATTGCACCAGCAAAGGTTGCATAACTTTTGATCATGGAGATTTAACATGCTAAGTAATAGGGAATTAAGAACAATTAAACGCCAGCGAAAAATTAGGAATGAATTAATATTATTAGGCGTGTATGATTTTGCCAGCCTGGTGTGTTTAGTTGGTGCAATGGTTGGAACTGTTTATATAATTGCGGGTTGGTTATGATATTTGCGGGTAAAAATGAAATTGAAGCAAAGCAAAAAGCCCGCAAAGCTTCAATTGATAATAAAGGTAAATATATAACCTTATACGCTTGTTTTGGTATATACATGCAAATATCAAAAAGGGTAAATGTGCATGACCCAAGCGACAGCTTATTCGGTGCATATTGGTTAAATGGAAAGGAAAAAGCGTTTACTGATGCACAAATAATAAGAGATGAACAAGCTACACCAAGCTTATATTAATATAAAAAGCCTGTATTATTTGCGGGCTTTTGTTACGTGTAATGGGTGGGTTTAATCTTATATTATCACTAGCAAACAGTAGTTGAAGAAAATATATTATTATTATTTATCTCTGATAAATAATAATAATATATTTTTAAACTGTCAAGTATTTTGGATATAATTAAATTAAAACTTACCAAAAAGAAGTAATGATGAATTAAACCTATGTTCCTCTTGCTGGCTAATGCTTGCATTACATTTGTATTGCATTGCTAAACATGGGTAGGGATAAGCAAGCGTTGGAATGATATTGTTAAGCGTGGGTAAGCATTGTTAAGCGTGGGTTGAATATATGTGAGATAAGACGTGGAAAGCATACAGACACCAAAGCGCGGGCGTGTGCGTGTATTACCAGGTTATAATATTGTCAATTAGTTTCGGATAATCCGAACGATGCATAGCTCATATTAGACATATATTAGGCAATATTTAGCTAAGTGATTGATATTACTTAACTAATGCCATTCAAGATGCTTAGAGTCCGATAATGTATATTATGTTAACTTTCAGATTATCAGGATATATTGACATTAGAATTGCAATTTGTTACGCGCCCACGCGCCTGCGACGACGCTTGTGTGTTTTTTCAGAGGGTTAAATGCTACCAACATTAGTGCAACTGCCTCGCCTTATCCTCTGCATTCTGATCGTGTAATTCAATGAGTGCCTCTGCCAGCGATTGGATAACAACGTCAGCTCCAACGATATGTAATCGATCTGTTATGAAGTCACAAAGTATGTCCAGCTCATGATCGTTTTCATCAGTATTCTTACAGTGAAGATCTAGCGTTAATTTAATGTTAAACTCTGACACGTCATCTAACCTTGTAATGTGACCGCGTAGCTCGGAAGAGGAGGAGAAGCTACGCGGTCTAGTTCAGTGGGAAACATGTTGTAAATGCAAAAACAACACGTTTAGAGGGAGGAGAACCCACTAAACATAGTATGCCTCAAGAGAGGCGTTGTTTCAAGCCTATGTGACCTCATTTGATAGCTCGTAAGCCAATGCAAGATAACCGCACCCATCAACTGAGCTATCCTGATGCACGCCGTTACGTAACCTTGCGATCTTTAATAATGCCATCATATTTGCAACATCAGACGCCGTTACATTCCTGCCAAGGTAAGCGCTCCACATTTGCGCTATGCAACCAAAGTTATCTTCAGCCGAACCATATTGTTTAGCACGATCACCATTAA